CAGGATGAAATCTATTGCGTATCAGCACCTGAATTCCACCTTTGGGAACAACCTGGCGCACCATTCGCATTGTCATTCGATGCAACTGGCGCAGACAAGTTGCAGATTAAGTCAGTCATCTACGGATACGCAGCAGCATCGGCTGAGCGTTACCCACTTGCTGCCTCAATCATCTCCGGCACTGGTTTAGTAGCACCAACTTTCTAATCTGAGAAAGTAACAAATTGTGTGGGTGGGGTTAGTTCCCCCCGATTAACCTCACCCACACTTCTTACTGATTCGGGGGAATCAATGAAGTCAGGTCATACAGTTTCAATAGGATCGTGCGACCCAGGAATGGTCAATGGGGCTTTTGCATATCGCTTGATCCAGCTAGTTCAGGCAAGGTCATCAAGACTAGGGCCGTTTGTTAGGGTCAAAGGTTCAGGCTTGCTATCAAAGCAGCGCAACCGAGTAGTAAAACAATTTTTGGAAACGAAGTCTGATTGGCTTCTCTTCCTTGATAGCGATGAACAATTAACGCTTGATGCTTTCGATAAGTTAATTGAAACCGCACACGATAAAGAGCGCCCAGTAGTGGCGGGATTAGTTTTCGCAGGGTTCGGAGTCGAGGGTGCTTTATACCCAAAGCCGGTGCCAGCAATCTTTCAAGATGTTCCTGAAGGATTCCTACCTCTTTACAATTATGACAAGAATTCAGTTTTTGAGATTGATGCCGCAGGAACAGGCTGCTTGCTAGTTCACCGAAGTGTGCTTGAAGCAATGAGAGATAACGCCGATCCACATCAAGGTACAGATTGGTGTTGGTTCTTTGATGGGCCTATCAACGGCGAATGGATCGGTGAAGATTTACTCTTTTCGCGTAGAATTCGCTCACTAGGTTTTCCAATCCACGTTAATACAGGCGCAGTTTTACCGCATCAAAAATCGTATTGGCTAGATGAAAGACATCAAGAGCATTGGAAATAATAAAGAAGATTTTGCGCAGAAAGCCTAAGCCAAAAGAAACGGCAACGGCGCTACCGCAACTTGAAAAAGCGATACTGCCAAAGGCAGAGATGAGGTTAAAGCGTGGCTCTAACTAACTGCTACACCACACTGGCTGAACTAAAAGCATCATTGGGTATCACAGACAGCGTAGATGATACAGCTCTTGAGGCAGCGATTACGGCTGCAAGTCGAATGATTGATGACTATACCGAGCGATTCTTTTACAGAGATGGCACTACACAGTCACCTGTTTCGCGCTACTTCACGCCTCAAGATATTACAGTTTTGATGATTGATGACGTTTATCAAATAACAGAGGTTGCTATTGATGCCGCCTTTGACCAAACATATTCAACAGTTTTCGCCACATCCGATTATCTAGTTGAGCCGGTGAACGCACCACGCAAGGGTTGGCCTTTCACTCGCATCCTTGCCACAGGATCGTATCTTTATCCTTACCCACTGCCTCAATCAGTTCGTGTGAGAGGCATTTGGGGTTGGAATACAGTGCCAGCCGAAATCTCGATGGCAACGCTGCTCCAATCCTCACGCCTCTTTGCACGCCGTCAATCACCATTCGGTATCGCCGGTGCGCCTGATTTGGGCGTAGTTCGTTTATCTTCACGCCTTGATGCAGATGTTGAAGTTCTCTGCCGCCCATTCCGTAGGCGCAAAGGGGTTGCTTACTAAATGATTGTTGGCAACGTCAGAGCAGGGCTTAAAACACGTCTAGCGACCATCACAGGTTTGCGCGTGTGGGATGTAATTCCCGACCAAGTAACACCGCCTGGCGCGGTAGTTGGTCAATTAGATTTCACATTTGATATTGACAATGCGCGAGGTTTAGACATCGCAAATGTTGATGTTTATGTGATTGTTCAACGTTTCGATGCTCGTTCGAGTCAGAATCTGTTGGATGATTATTTGGGTTCAGGCGCAAAATCAATTAAGACAGCGATTGAAGCGGATCGAACCCTTGGGGGAGCAGTAAATACCTTGAGAGTGACAAGAGCCGAAGCAGGTACCTACTTGCAGGGTGATGTCACATTTCTTTCATACCGATTCAGCCTCACAATTTGGGGATAAGGAGAACAAATGAGCTACATAGTTACCTCAGACCTTGAGGTTTGCGGCAAGAAGAAGGGTGAATCACTCACCGAAAAAGATTTGGTTGAACTCAATGTAGAGGCGCTTATCGGCGCAGGTCACGTTGCAGATTCAACCGCTAAGCCAGTACCAGCAACCGAAGGAGCAACTAAATAATGGCACGCATAGTCCTAACAGATGCCTTTGTGACAATCAATGGAGTAAATCTCTCAGACCACATCGCATCAATCACAATCTCAGAAAGCACTGATATTGTCGAAACTTCAGCGTTTTCATCAACTGCCGCTAAAACACGCATCAGTGGCTTGGAAGATAACTCAGTAACTCTTGAGTTTCATCAAGATTTTGCAGCATCAAATGTTGAAGCAACAATCAATGGTTCACCATCACTCGTTGGTACAGTCACAGCAATTGTTGTGCGCCCAACATCTGCGGCGGTTGGTGCTACAAATCCGCAGTACAGTTTCAACGCGCTTGTAGCCGAATGGACTCCGTTGAATGGAACTATCGGCGAGCTAAGTACGGCAAGTACATCGTGGCCCATCTCAGGTGCTATTACTAAGGCGGTTGCATAATGCCAAAAATTGTACTTACTAATGCTTCAGTAATCTTTGGTACATCCAACGATTTGAGCGACCACATTGCAAGCATCACTCTTAACACCACTCACGATATTGTCGAGACTACAAGTTTCGGAAGTACCGCAAAAACTAGAATTGCGGGATTGGCTGATAATTCTGTAACGCTTGAATTCCACCAGGATTTCGCAAGCGGATCAGTGGAATCAATCATTTATCCACTACTAGGAACTGCGGTCACTATCAAGGTGAAGCCAGTTGCAACCACAGTTGCTGCTACAAATCCGCAATACGCATTTTCTGCGCTTATCACAGAATGGACTCCCCTTTCTGCGAGCGTGGGAGAGCTACTTTCGGCAAGCGTGACGTGGCCTATTTCGGGCGCGATTACTAAGACAACATCACCATAATCAACTAAGGGGGAAGTAAAATGGATGGATTATCAGTAAAAGTTAAGGTCGCTGGCGCAGAGGAAACTAAATATCCTCTGCGACCACGCACCATCATTGCGTTTGAACAAAAGTTCAATAAAGGCTTTGCGAAACTTCTTGAAGAAGGTCGCATCGAATTTATTTATTGGCTTGGATGGCACGCGATGAGAGAAGCAGGGGTTGTTGTTAAGCCTTTTGAGAGTGGATTTATGGATACCCTTGAAAGCGCATCATTGACCTCAGACCCAAATTCCGAATCCACAGAGAATCTTTAACATACAGCATTGCTGCAATCTCTGTGGAAACAGGCATTTCGCCGGTGGATTTATTAGACTCACCCGATGGAGTGCTTGAAGCAATAGTCATTTACCTCAAAGAGAGACAAAAAGCGCGGAGTAAATAGTGGCTGAAAAAGAAGTAATCGTTTTGACTGGTATCAAAGAAACTATTGATGCTCTTAAAGAGTTCGATAAAGATGCCGTAAAACGATTCAATAAGGTCATAAACTCCGAACTTTCAAGCGCTGAAACTAGCGCACGATCCATAGTTGCTCGCATTGACAATTCACAAGGTACAGGCACTCCGATGAGTGGATGGAGACAGTCGAATCCAACTCGACCTTCATCCACTCGCGGCGGTGCTGGCTGGCCAGCGTGGAAACCTGCCGAGGTTGCAGCAGGAATCGTTAAATCCAAAGCGCAGGGTCGAGTCTCAGGTAACTACACCACAAGCGCAGGTAAGTTGATAAATAAGTCTGCGGCAGGTGCAATCTTTGAAGTTGCGGGGCGTAATGCAAAGCCAAGCGCAGCGCGAACTTCAGGCGCTCAATTCCTGCGTAATTTAGGAAACCGATTTGGCAGAGCATCGCGCCTCATTTGGTCAGTGGTAGATAAAGATGGAGATCGAATTCAGCGCAATGTCGCGAAGGCTCTTGATGATGCAAAACTAGATTTACAGCGAGCTTTGAACAAAGAGAAGGGGTAACAAATGGCAACAGGCGCAATAGTCGCACGCATCCTTACCCAATACTCAGATAAGGGTTCAAAGCAAGCTCAAAAGGATATTAAGAAACTTGGCGCAGATTTTGACAAGTTCGCCAAGCAATCATTCAAGGCTTTCGGGCTTGCTGCTGCTGCCTCTGCCGCCTTCGCTACCAAAATTGGTATTGATGCAGTTAAGGCTGCCATTGAGGATCAGAAATCTCAGGTCATCCTTGCCAATTCTTTGCGCAACACAATTGGCGCAACAGATGAGGCTATCAAAGCCACCGAAGATTACATTTCAAAGCAACAACTCTTGGTTGATGTCTCTGACACAGAATTAAGACAGTCTCTCATTACCCTAACGGGCGCAACCCGCAATTTAAGCGAGGCTCAAGCCTTGCAAAATATTGCACTTGATGTGGCTGCCTCAGGTTATGGCGATGTCGAATCGGTTTCCAAGGCTCTTGCTAAGGCATACTCTGGAAATCTAACCGCACTCAAGAGGCTCATCCCTGGTATGGATTTGAGCATTATTAAGAGCAAAGATTTCAATAAGGCTATGGAGTACCTCTCAAGCAATATGGGCGGCGCTGCTGCTGCTGCCGCAGAAACGCTTGAAGTTAAATTGCGTATTCTCGAACGTGCTTATGGTGAAATCATTGAGAGCCTTGGTTATGCACTTTTGCCTGTTATTCAGGAATTTGCGGGATACCTTCTTAGCGATGTCTTACCACGCGTGCAACAATGGGTTGATCTCAATAGAGATGAACTAGCAGCAGGGCTACGCGATGCCGCAGTTCTTGTGCGTAGATTACTCGAAGGCGCATTAGCATTTGGGCAATGGGTCACAGACAACACAGGCAAGATTAAGATTCTTGCTGGAATTATTGCCGGAATGTTTGTAGCAGACAAGATTGCAGCCTTTGTTCTTGCAGTTAAAAGTATCACCGCAGCAATGGCAGCGCTACGCGCAACTGCCGTAGGCGCGGCGATTGCAACAGCCTTTGCCACAGCCGGTATTAGTCTTGGTGGCGCTACTGCTGCTTTGGCTGCTGCGGGTGTTGCAACCCTTGGTTTGGCTTATGTTAAAAAGCAGATGGATAAGAGCAATGAAAAAGTTAATAAATCCACAAAGGATTTGACAGGTAGCACCAAGGGTAATACGGGTGCAACTAAAAATGCGATTGATACAATCACCAAATACAATGCTGCGACAACCAACTTAACAGAAAAGCAAAAGAAGGCGCTTGAAGAAGAAAAGAAGTTGAATGCAGTTAGAAAGCAACTCAAGGAGCAGTTCGGCATCACCAGCAAGGAAGATGATCCTGTTCAACTTGAGGCGGCTCGACTCAACCTTATTAAGCAACAGGCTCTCGGCATTGAGGCAGTAGGCAATGCTCAATGGAGATTCCTTGAGGCTCAACTTGCAAGCAATACTCAGGCTCAGCGTTATGCCGACATTCTTGCCGTCATCAATGATAATAAGATTTCAAGCGTTGAACTTGATGCTCTTGCCTACAAGTGGGGCAAATCAAGAGAGTTCGTTCTTGACTATATCAAAGAAGTTACAGGCATCAATAACATTGTTATTGGCAAAGATTTGGGAGCCGAAGCCGCTAAGGGTTGGGATTTAGCCAGGAAGAGCCTTGAGGATTATCTCAAGAAGGCAGGGGCATCAACCCAATTCTCGCCAGGCATTGTCACTGCAATTACAGAAACTGATACTGCAACTGCAAACGCGCTAAAGGCTGCTGCCGATGCAGAGTTGGCATCTAAGGCTGCGCAAGATGCTATTGATAAGGCAAATGAATTCCTCAAAGGTTTTGCTTTACCCAATATGCCATTTCCAAGAAGTCAGCCAGGAGATTTCAGGCGAGCTGAAGAACAATCAAATCTTTCAGGCCCAATTCAATTTACACCAACAATGACTGCTGCCTCAAGTTTAACTTCAACTGACCGAATTGCAGTTGGTGGATCAATAATCAACGTGACAGTGAACGCTGGCAACGTGGTTGGAAGTAGCGCTGCTTTGGTGGATACAGTTCGCCAAGGTATTTTGGCGGGTCAATCAAGCGGAAATATCATTTCTTACAATCCTTTGGATATTTAAGATGACATTGCCCATTCTTGGCGTAACGATTGACTTTGCGAACGGCCCAGCGTTCGGGAATCCCTGTGTTCTCGATGATCCAACTTCATTTCTTGATGAGGCGATTCTTGCCGATAGCGCTGCCGATGTAGTGGATGTTTCTAACATAACCCTACGCGTGCAGACAAAGCGTGGGCGCAATCGCATCCTCAATAAGTTTGAAGCGGGTGCGGCTTCGATTGTCTTGCGCGATGACAATGGCGATTTCTCACCATCTAATACCTCATCACCTTATTACGGCAAGCTCGTTCCTCTTCGCAAGGTGCGTATCTTTGCCGATTACACCGATGAAATCACCTCAATCACCACCCGCTACTTCATCTTTTCGGGCTATATCACCGCCTATGACACCAACTTTGTTCGTGGCTTTGAAGAGACTTCGACAGTCACGCTTCAATGCGTAGATGGTTTCCGACTCTTTACCAACACCGCAATCAGCTCAGTTTCAGGCACCCCTGCGGGGCAGTTGTCGGGTGCGCGGATCAATGCGTTGCTTGATGTCGCGGATTACCCCGCCTCTCAGCGTGCGATAGATACCGGAAACTCGACAATGCAAGCCGATCCTGGCACTTCGCGTTCTTTGCTTGATGCAATCCAAACAGTTGAAGTATCTGAGTTTGGTGGCTTCTTTTTTCAAAAGACCGGCACCGCCACCTTCTTATCTCGCAACACAGTCTCACTTAAAGCAGATGAGACACCCTATGATTTCACCGATGACGGCACGGGCATCGGCTATTCGGCGATTGACTTCAGCTACGATGACCAACTTATTGTGAATGATGTGACAGTTCAAAGACTTAACGGCGTGGCTCAAAATGTCCAAGATGCCACCTCAATCGAAACCTTCTTCATCCATTCAGGCCAACGCAAAGATATATTGGTTCAAACCGATGTAGAGGCAAATAATCAGGCAGTGATGCTCTTGAACGCTCGAAAGAACGCCACTCTGCGCATTGACTCGATGACCTTGAATCTCTTTGATACCAATGCAAATGCCAATGACCGCATCAAGGCGGGGCTTGGAATGGAAATCTTTGACCTTCTTGATATTACCAAGCAGATGCCAGGTGGATCGGTAGTCACTCGCGAGTTATTCTGCCAGGGCGTTGCTCACGAAATTACGCCGAAAATATGGAATACTACAATCTTCACATCCGAGCCTTTGATTCAAGCATTTATTTTAGATTCGACAACCCAGGGAACACTGGATAACGCCAATGCGGTGTTGTCCTACTAAATAAGGAGCAATAAATGGCAGGTCTAGGCTATAAGGATTTCACTGTAGGTCAGGTTTTAACATCTGCCGAAGTTGATGGCTATTTGATGCAGCAAACTGTAATGAAGTTTGCAGATGCCTCAGCTCGAACCACTGCTCTTACAGGTGTGCTTGCCGAGGGAATGATGTCCTATCTTGCAGACACCAATGCGGTTGAAAAGTATGATGGATCAGCGTGGACTGCAATCGGCGCAGGTGATATTGATGGAGTCACCGCCGGTACAGGTCTTTCAGGTGGCGGTACCTCAGGCACAGTTACGCTTTCGATTGCCACAAGCCAATCCGATTTAGTCATCAAAGGCTTTGAAGAAGATGTGAACGTGGTGGCATCGGCAGCGACAGGCACGATTAACTTCGATGTTTCCACCGCTTCGGTGTGGTACTACACGTCAAACGCCAGCGCCAATCACACGCTCAACTTCAGATATTCAAGCGGAGCAACTCTTAGCTCGGTTCTTGCAGTAGGCGATGCAATCACCCTGGTATGGCTTAACACAAACGGATCAACTGCCTATTATCCAAATGTGATTCAAATTGACGGCACGACAGTTACCCCAAAGGTTCCTGCTGCAATCAGCGCAGGAAACGCCTCTGCCATTGATGCCTACACCTTTACAATCATCAAGACTGCGGCAACACCGACATATACAGTGCTTGAGACACAAACCAAGTTCGCTTAACGGGGGATTGCAATGCCACTGATTAGTACGCTATCAAACGCCTCAGCGCGGGGTTATAGGATTTTCGGCCCCACAGAGATTAACTCTTACGAGTCTATTGCGACTGTGACCGCCGCAGGTGGTGAATCAACTCTTTCATTTTCTTCAATTTCATCTGCTTACAAGCATTTACAAATTAGAGGAATTCACCGAGTATCAGGCTCTTTTTATACAGGTGATGTATTTATGAGAGTCGGTGCTGGTTCGATTGATTCAGGCTCTAATTATTCAAATCATATTTTATTCGGTGATGGCACTACTCGATATGCTTATGGTGGCGGTAGTCGTACTTCAGTTATGGGATACGATGCCTATAACTCAGTTGGAAGTTTAGCCACTACTGGAATGTTTGCTGCTTGTGTAATTGATTTATTGGATTATGCAAACACCAATAAATATAAGACTATGAGATTTTTAGAAGGTCGCGAGATAAATAGAAACGACACAGATTCAAGAGTCTATTTTGAATCAGGTCTTTGGCAATCAACGTCAGCAATATCAAACGTGCAATTTGCTTGCTTAGATGGTGCTGGCAGCGCTGGCACTTTTATTGCCGGAACTACATTTGCACTCTACGGGATTAAGGGGTAAACAATGCCAGCCGGATCAACGTACACACCGATACAGACTACAACGCTGGGAAGCGCAGCGGCAACAGTTACCTTATCGTCTATACCTAGCACTTACACGGATTTGGTGTTAATCATAAGTACAAGATTTTCAGGTGGTGGTGGTGCATCCGCAATACAAGCCCAGTTTAATTCAGACTCGGGTTCTAATTATTCACAAACAGTATTAAGTGGCGATGGTTCAACTGCATCTTCCTTTAGAGGCACGAGTGTAACATCGGCGGCATTTGGATTAGCAATAGATACAGCAAATGAGTTTGCTACATCCATTATACAATTACAAAATTACTCAAATACAACCACATATAAAACATCACTAGTTAGAACAAACATAGCAAGTGATAGAGTTAGAGCTATTGTTAATTTATGGCTTAGCACTTCTGCAATTAATTCAATTTATTTACAAAACAATGGAGCTACCACTTTCGTGGCTGGCTCAACCTTTACTCTCTACGGAATCGCGGCTGCATAATGCCAAATACATTTGAACTAATTGCAAGTTACACAGCACCTAGCGCACAAGCTAATATTTCTTTTACTAGCATACCTGCTACTTTTACAGACTTAGTCCTTAAAATTTCTGGGCGCACTACACGAAGTGAAACCCAATCAGATTTGTTAATTTCTTTTAATGGCTCAACTGCAAATTTCACAAATAAATATATCAACGGCGTACCTGTCGCTTCGGTTGTTACTTCGGGTTCTTTTGGTCGGTACATAGGTCTAACTTCAGCCGGAAATGCTACTGCTTCAACATTTGGCAATACTGAAGTTTATATTCCAAATTATGCTGGAAGTTCCTATAAATCATTTTCTTCCGAAGGTGTTTCAGAAACCAATTCTAATGAGGCTCAAACATTATTGAGTGCTGGTCTTTGGTCTGATACAGCAGCAATTAACTCAATCACAATCGCATCTGCAACTGGTGGAGATAACTTCGCCACAAACTCAACCGCCTACCTATATGGAGTCAAAAATGCCTAATCCAACACGAATCGAAATCAACTGC